TCCGAAGACCACGACCAATGCTTTGCAGTGTTCGTATCTTACTTTTTGTAGGGTGCGTAAATATCACATTCCGTATTTTTGGAATATTGATACCTGTTGAAAAGGTCCCCATACTGGCAACTATGATAGCATTATCACGTTGCTCACATATAGACCTGACCTTTTCCCTTTCGTCACCCTCAACTCCTCCATGAATATAATAAACAGGATAATCAGTTTTGCTTGTGATTAGATCTTGTAGTTCCTTACCGTGCTTTTCAATGAACTGGAAAAGAACAAGAGTGATCCCTTCCTGGTCACATGCCAGATTAGTAATAAATTTATTTCTAGCAGGATTCGAACAAAGAAAGTCTATCTCGTTCTGGTAAGTGTATTCCTTTATCGTTTCTGATACATATTTAGGATATTCAAGAACTACTGTTTTAATATTTAGGTCTGCGAGAGTCCCTTCATCGATAAGATTTCTACTCGTAGTAAGTCTATGGATTTTTCCGAACAACCCTTCGAGTATCAACCTGTTTGTTTTTGCATCTTGTAAGGTGCCTGTTAAACCATATCTGAGTTTACACTCAGTTGCCTTCTCCATAATGCCTTTAAGGGATTGGGCAGTTGCCAGATGGCATTCATCAATCATTATTAAATCATATCGTTTGAAAAAATCTGCTCTGAGTTTATGAATAGACTGCCAAGTGCTGACAGTTACTTGCATTAATGTTTCTTTACTTTGTCCTGCTTTAATGCGGTGTATTGACTGAGTCCATCCATATGAAGCAAAGTCCTTGGACATTTGTTCTACGAGGTTTATAGTGGGGACAATGATAAGGGTTCTTACATCATAATACAATGTCATCAAGTACATCAGGAAGGATTTCCCCGATCCTGTTGGACTGATTAAGACTGATCTTGGGTGATTAATGGCATGGAGAAGTCCATCGATTTGATAGTGTCGTGGATTAATTTGAAGTTTTTGATTCGCGATCCACACTTGCAAATCCTCACGGGTAATTGGATTTTCTTGGTCGAACTCACCTTCTTTATGCGAAAGTCTGACTCCTCTGTCTTCACAGAATTTTCTGACATATGGTAGTAATCCTAAGTATAATTGTTTCTTATGCCAATTAAAAAGACGTATCTTCCCGTCCCATCTATAATTCCTTGCCTGAGGCATAAATCGCCAGTTCGGAATCTCAAAAGTAAAATAATCAGACATCTCCCGAAGGAACCCACTATCGTCGCAGGTTGCCTTCAGGTAAACGTCGTTCAATTTTTCTACATTCACAGGTGGTCTAAAACTCATAATAAATATCTGGAATCACTGAATATGTTTTGATAACTGTTTAAAGTACTCACCAATAGAATGATCGCCTGCGTTAATCTTAGTAACATCCCCGACATCATTCGTATATCTCCAGTCCAAAGTCTCTGGATCGATATTTATCCCAGAATGAATGTATGGAAATATGGGAACGAATGGTACTGGATCATTCACCATAGCAACACGGAAGTGCTGAGGTGAATTGCCGAAATATTTGGTCGATACCTTTGGGGCACCGAATGTATAGATTTGGACTGTCTTGCCTTCTTCATCATACCAATAACCCATTATCTGAGCAATGGCACCTCCAAGACTATGTCCTGCAATATAGATAGTACTGTTTAATTCTATTTTTCTGTCTATTTCACTTTTTATCTTTTCTGCAGCATCACGAAAACCTCTGTGCAATGTAGCATCAAGTTCTTTATCTTTGAATGGTCGGGCATCTAAATCAGACCTAACATTCTTTACATTATCTGTTCCTCTGATAACGATTATGGTCACACCTTGATCGTGCTTGACCATGTATGAAAATTCTTTTTTGGGGTCTTTATCATAGACCTGCATACAATACCCTGCCATTTCTTTTAGCTCGGCAGGATCCACAGGTAAATTATCTTTATTTCCTGAATCCCCTTGAAAAACAAAAAAGTTTGTTAAGACGCATCCCGTCAATAAAAAGGATACGAATAATGTGAATAATTTCATTACACTCCTTCAACCCTTATTTAGGTTAGATTAATTTCCACTTACAAATTTCTGCCATGTTATTGCTTCCTTAATCTGGAAGTTTCGTTGACCTATTTGTTTGAGGACTTCTTCAAGGAAATGTATTTTATCTTTTTGATCCTGCAGTTCTATTTCCATTCCTGACATAACATCATCACTGTCGAGGTACATTCCTACCTCAGTTTTAAGTATCTTACGTAGAAATGGCTCCCAACCAAACTTATCAAGCAGGTTAGGTTCAATCGTACCTGTGTAGTATTCGAACCGTATGCGTTTCATCTTAGCAAGTGCCTTAGACATACGCGTAAGTTCTTTCTTCACGTCGAAGAAATGATTAAGGTATTTTGAATGTAACTGTGGAGTTTTCATCGATTCACGATGATAGTCGGAAGACATAGAAGAGTCGTTTGTCCACTCTTCCTTCAATTTGTCAATATGCATTATGTAGTTTTATTTTCTCTTAAATGTAAAGTGAGAATATGAAAATGATATAGTCATCGGTTGATAATCAACAGATGGTGATCGGAAATCAAAAGTCATTGCCTCAACCCCTGACGGGAAGGCATCAAAGAACTTCATTTCTATGTTGACATTTCTGTGACTGGTTAGTATGTGCAAAGTAATATCTGTTTTTGCACTTACCTTCATTGGATCCTCTTTTACCATTGCTTCATATTGTTTTGCCTCAACACCAGCAACAATTTGAACCCAGTTCCATATCTCAAAATAGTTGTTCATGTCCTCGTCAACAAGGAATGTAACACTCAATGGCTCAAAAACTGCCGATCCTGAGATTTCTTTATATGGAATTCTTGCGGGACCAGTGGGTACCATGATCTCGGTTAACGTTACTCCAGGAAGGGTAACGGATTGTATGTAAAAATTCATCCCAGGAAATTTACCCATGTCCATATTGAATGAGACATTAGATAAAAGATTGGGATTATCTGAAGATGTAGGATTCGTTATAATAGCCATAGTAAAACTATTTAGGGTTGTTTATGCCAGACTGTATGGGATCTTTTTATTACTTCTTCGAATATTTTTTCTTGTTGTATTGCTGATACTTCATTGACTTTTTGAAGCATTTCTAGATGGGATAATCTTTTGTGTAACTGCCATCCTATAATAGTACAAGTGAGAAAAATCATAAGGATTAGAGCAGTATTAAACCATGGTTTCATAATATACCCTTAAAATAAGAAAAGGCACGAGGTTACCCCCGTGCCTTAAAGTGATTACCTCTTGGTTAACTATTAGCCAAGCAGACCCTTGACTGCAACACCACGATAGTACTCATTGGTATTGGCATTCAACGCACCCGCACCAACGGTAAGACCTTGAGAGAACGGATTCTCTACAATGCCGTACCTGGTTTTGAAACCAATTTTTGGCTGGAATGTGTTTTCACCAATAGCACGAACCATTTGCAGTGGTACGTATGGGCAATAGAAAAGACCAGCATCATAAGCACTGGAACCTTTATACCCGACCACGAAATAATGCATGCCGGCATCTGATCCAGCAGTAAAGTCCCCAGCATATGGATCAACATATACTTTGAACCGACCATTAAGAACACCAGCAAAAGTATTGCCAGTATCATCAACGTTCAAACTGTTCAGACTATTGAGAACAGGACCGTAATCAAGAACTCCTGCCATTTGCAGGGCACTAGCAACATCTGCTGACGTAATGACGATGTTACCTTTACCACGTCGAGTTCCCTTAGCCACGGCATTTGCCTCAACTTCGATTTGGAACATCAGTGACTTGAATCGTTCTACAGACCAACGACCATCATGATCGGCGGAACTTGCGGAAAGATCAAGTGTACCAGCAGCAGCATTGTTCACACCACCTGGCTTAGCAATAGTATAAATCGTGCGAACGACTTCTCTATTGATCTCAGCAAGGATTTCGGTGGAAAGAATGTTTGCTAATTCAGTTTCTGCGTCGAGTCCGTGAACGGCACGCAAATCCTGAGCTAGTTCCATTGAATATTCGCCTTTTAATGCACGAGTCTTTGCTTCTACTGAAACACGCTCAATGCTGAAGGCCATTTCTGAAATCTGACCTGCCTGTGTACCTAGTCCTGTCGAGTTATTAGCTCGAGATGAACCATCTCCTGCTGCTTCACCTTCAGCAACTGATGAACCACCACCTTGACCCGAGAGGGCAAGAGCGAGAGGTGAACCAGACGCACCACCAAGAATGGCAGATTGTGCTGAATCAATAGCAGATCCATCTGATGTGTTTTGACCAGAATGGAAAGTATTTGGTTCGTTGTAAAAAGTCTCATCTCCACTTTGAGAGTCATAGCGACTTCTCATTGCGAAAATCAAACCTGTTGGACCAGTCATTGGCTGAACACCACAAATGTCGTATGCCATCAAATTAGGCATTGCACGACGGACCAATGAGATTAAAACTGGATCAACAAACTGGATGGCTTGGTCACCTGTAGCACTACCTGTGCCAGTGAAACCACCGAGTCCGTTTGAACCACTCATTTGGTTAGTTGGTGCTGCTTCAGACAGGAACATGCTATGCTCAGCAGCGAACTGCTCACGCAAGGCATTTTCTTGGTTTTCAAGAAGGATAGCCGTAACTGCTTTCCTATAAGGATCTGCGATATCTGGCAAATCCCCATGGGTCAACACTGGCTCCCACTTCTTTTGTAATTGTTCTGAAAGATACATTGTTATCTCCTGTCAGTTAAAAAACTAAGTGACAATTCGCTGAACTCTGCGTATTGCCGATGTATATCGTTCCATCTGAGGGTCACCAGAAACATCCGTTGGCTCTTCGTCCAGTTCCTCGCTGGAACTCATTGCCTCTGTCAGTTCTTGTCGTGTGTCCTCAACAGAATCACTATCACGATCTTTAAAATAGGACTCTTTGATTACCTGCATTTTTGATACGAACTGCTCATCACTTTCGTAAGCAATGGATTCTGCTAGTTCTACCATTTTGTCTTGTTCAACAGATGTTAAACCGACACATGCCTCAGCAATCGCTTCGACCTTTTTGAATTCTTTTAATGCTTTAAGATTAGCAATATTTGCTTGCATCTCAACATTTAATTGCTCTTCGAGACCTTCGACTTTTGCGAACAACTCTTCTATAACGTCAGTTCGCTCTTCTGGGACTTCGATGTAATGTTCCTTGAAGAGGTCGCGGAGTCCACCAATAAAGTTCTCAGCTAACTCAGCACGAATGCCTCGCTCAACTGCCAACTCATTTTCCTTCATCCATTCCTCTGAAACGTAAGTAAGATAATCATCGATTTTCTCAGACAACTTCTTGTCGATCTCTGCTTTCTCTTCTTCCAGAGCAACATTGAAATCTTCGTTCAGTTCGTCAATTTTCCCGTTAACAAGATCAACAACTCGAGTTGCTACTGCTGCTTCAAAAATGACCATTGCGTCTTTTTTGAACTCTTCGCTCAAGTCTACGTCTGCTTTTTCGAAAAGAGCACTGGCGTCAGTAGAGATATCAAGTTTAAGATCCTCAGCAGTAATTTTTTCTGCTTTGTTATCTTTCTTCTCTGCCTTTACCTCTTCTTCGTCAGAGTCGTCACCTTTTTTCTTTGCATTTGCTTTAGCCAATGCAGGAGGCAATTCGCCTTCATTAGTAACTTCCTCTTCTTCGTCTCCGTCCTCTTCTTCTTGCTTCTTCGCTTTGAGTTCTTCCTCATCTTTAGCTTTGAAACCAGTAAGGACTTCTTCGACTTCTGCTTTTTTCATCGACGTGATCCTGTCTTGAATTTGTTTTATCATGCCGAGTTTAGTATGTGGTTTTGGCTCTTGTACTTCCTCAACCTCAACTTCTTCCCCGTCATACATTTTTTCTTGCTTGGCACTAGGATCTTTAACAGGAGTAGCACTCGCTTCCTTCGATCCTGGTTTTGCCTTACCTTTTGCCGTGGCGTTAGACTTCATTTTGAGTTCTTTACTC